TCGACGATCTGACTGAGTTCTTCGAACCATTTTTCAACACCATTCGCCTTCAGCACTCCAATGAGTCTTAAACATACCGACTTCGTCCTCACCACCAGACTCGAGGGCTTCATCTCCCTCAAACCCTCCGGCAAGTACAATAATTGCCGCATTGGGTTTACTCTGAGCGACGAGGAGTTCGATAAATTCGAGGCTGAATACACCAAAGCCATCGAGGCCGGAACCGCTGAGATCATCAGCAAATACCCCGGATCCCGGGTAAGTGTTGAAGCACAGCCCTGGGGTGAAGATGGCTGCATCAAATACTCATATGGCAACCCGGATCCTGGTCCTGAGGATTCCAAGAAGCCCGACTTCCTGTGGGTCCACGGGCCGGATAATCTTCCCTTCGACCTCTCAACGACTGTCTATGAGGGAAGTACGGTTCAGCTGGCCATCCGCCTTAAGCCCTACGTCTTCGGCAAGAAGGTAGGCCTTAGCCTACGAGTTCGTGCAGGCAAGATCATCAGCGTGGTCTCCAAGGGCCAGGCACCTCCGCCTGTGACCAAGGACGAGGCTGCCTCCCTGTTTGGCGCTGGCCCAGTGCTCGAACCTGAAGCCAACGACGACATTCCGTTCTGACGCTTATGCCGACCTTCCGATCGAAGCTCGAGGCTGCAGTCTGGGCCTCGATCGAGGAGGTCCAGCCGGGCGCTAAGTTCGAAAGCCTCAAGCTGCCTTACACCCTCGCCCACACTTACACCCCAGACATCATTCTGCCCAGCGGGATAATCCTGGAGGTCAAGGGGAAGTTCATCCAGAAGGGTCAGGATTGTCGGCCAAAAATGCTGGCAGTCAAGAAGGCATTTCCTGACCTCGACATCCGCTTCGTCCTTCAAAACCCAGGAGCACCGGCTGCCCCTCGGGCCAAGATGACACACTCTGAGTGGTGTGATAAGAATGGCTTTAAGTGGTGCTACTACAAAACTATCCCCCCTGAATGGCTCCTCTAATGGCCTCATCCAGACGAATCAACAATCCCACAACTGAACTGACTCTGTCCGCCTCTGAGGCCTCCTGGCTAAAGGCTGTCCTCCAGAATCCCCTGGAGCGACCCCTTGAACCTGACGAGGAGGATCCTTTCAACAAGAAGATGCGCCTATCGATCTTTGACTGCCTGTCGTTTAGCTGAATGGCTCCTTTGAACCACTCCGAACAAGACTCTGAGTTTGTCAGGCACCTCCCGTGCCCTAGCTGTGGGAGCTCCGATGCAAACTCCCTTTACACCGACGGGCATGAGCACTGCTTTACCTGCAACCGACACACCGGACCCAACGGGGAAGTCGGGAAAACGGCACAGGCTCCTGCAGTCGATCTTCCTGGAGAGATTACGGCCCTCAGATCAAGAGGCCTTACTGCAGAGACTTGTCGCAAGTTTGGCGTCCGTCTCGATGCCACCAAGAAACGTATCATTCTTCCGTACCATGACGACAGCGGACGACTTGTAGCCTACAAGTCCAAGTATCAGGACAAGACTCACCCAGTCACAGGTGATCTTCCGGGGACCCTGTTCGGCCAGCACCTCTTCGGAGGGGGCAAGTCGATCGTGATCACCGAGGGCGAGCTGGACGCCCTGGCCGTCTGGCAGTCCCGGCCCAACTGGCCGGTGGTGTCAGTCCCCCTGGGGGCCAAGGCTGCCAAGAAGGCCATCCAGGCCAACCTGAAGTACCTTCTCAACTTCGAGGAGATCATCCTCTTCTTCGACAACGACGAGGCCGGCCAAGCAGCAGCGCAAGAATGCGCCCCCCTGTTGCCCGGTGCTCGCACTTTCATTGCCACAGCTGCGCCCCTCAAGGACGCCAACGAAGCCCTCCTTGCTGCCTCTGAGAATGTCCGTCAAGCCATCTGGAACAAGAAACCCTGGCGCCCTGCAGCTGTGGTTTCCGGAGAATCACTCTTTGCGCTCGTTTCTGCCCCACTTCGCGGGCGGGATGCTCTTTGGCCTTATAGTGAGCTCAATGAGCTTACCGGCGGTCTCCGTAGGGGTGAGCTCGTTACTCTTACGGCCGGCACAGGCGTGGGCAAGTCCACTTTCTGCGGTGAGACAGCCCAAGCGGACGGCCCTGAGGCTGATGACCGTGGAGGCCTCCAAGCCCCTACACCTCAACAACGAGATCCCCTCTGAGGACCTCCGAAGGGCCTTCGACAATTCCGTTGGATCCGGTCGGGTGGTCTTCAACTCCGGCTTTAGGGCCGTCGACCCGATAGAGCTCCTGAACGAGCTCCGCTTCATGGTCATGGCTGAGGAGTGTCACTGGCTCTTCGTGGATCACCTCAGCATATTAGTGAGCGGCAACGACGAAGGTGACGAGCGTAAGCTGATCGATGTCACTATGACCCGCCTCCGGCAGTTCGTGGAGGAGACCAACTCTGGGATGTTCCTGATCAGCCACCTCACGGGGGTCCAGGGAGGAGGCAAGGGTCACGAGAGCGGCGGACGGGCCCACCTCAGTCAGCTCCGCGGCAGCCGCTCCATAGGCCAGCTCTCCGACATCGTAATTGCCCTAGAGCGGGACCTGGAAGAGGGCGAGAACGGCACCCTGGTGCGTGTCCTCAAAAACCGACACAACGGGCGCACCGGCCCAGCCGGGAAGGTGTGCTACAATTCAGAGACCGGACGGATGCTTGAAGATCTTTCCGGCTACTTTCCACCCACACAAGAAAAGGAGGAATCTCCATTTTGACCAACGCACGACAAGAGCTCCTAAACTTTCTGGAGAACAAGCCTGAGGTGGTCTGCTTGACTTTCGCCCGTCTGCAAGCATGCTGGAATGAGGGCCCCTACACCACCGGCACCCTCGGGGAGATCCTACCCCTCATGGACTTCGACTACGACTCCGGCTTCGGCACTCAGGAACTCTTCGGTACCATCTGGTTTGCCGACGGGTCCTGGGCCGATCGCCAGGAGTATGATGGCTCCGAGTCCTGGGATCACCAGACCCCTCCGGCCCTCCCTGAGAGGTTCCGATGAGGCTCGCCTTCGACCTTGAGACCAACGGCTTCATGCGGCAGGGGTTCGACACGATCCACTGCCTCGCGACCCGCGACCTGGACACCCACGAGGTCCACGTCTATAACGACCAGGGCACCCACGAGTCCATCGTGACCGGGATAAAGTACCTGGCCGAGGCTGACCTCTTGGTGGGCCATAACATCATCAACTACGACATCGAGGTGATCCACGCGCTATACCCTTGGTTCGACGCCAAGGGGATCGAGCTCTGCGACACCCTGATCCTGTCTCGTCTGTTCTTCCCTCATATCCTGGGATTGGACTACAAGGTTCGACAGAAGGGTATGCCGCTCAAACTCTATGGCCGGCACAGCCTGGAGTCCTGGGGATGGCGTCTCAACTATCACAAGGGTGACTACAAGGATCATGCCGACTGGACCACCTGGTCCCAGGAGATGCAGGACTACTGCGTCCGCGACGTGGAGGTCACAAGCCTTCTGTGGGACCGCCTAAAAGGCAGGGCCGAGCAATTTACACGGGCCGTGAAAATGGAGCACGATTGTGCCCGGGTCATGGCCATCCAGGAACGCTGCGGCTGGCCCTTCGATGTGAAGGCTGGGGAGCAGCTCGAAAGCGTGCTCAGAAGCGAGTCAGAACAGCTGGCTTCTGAGTTGCGTGATGCCTTCCCTTATGTGGCGGGCAAGCAGATGACTCCCAAGCGGAACAACTCCACCATGGGGTACATCCAGGGGGCACCCTTAACCAAGCTGCAGGACTTCAACCCCACCAGCCGTGATCACATTGCCTGGGTCTTCCAGACCTGGCGAGGCTGGGAGCCGGAGGAGTTCACCGACACCGGCAAGCCCAAGATCGACGCGTCGGTTCTCTTGGCCATCGACACCCCTGAGGCCAAAACCTTCGCTCGCATGCTTGAGCTTCAGAAGGGGCTCGGCCATCTGAGCGAGGGGGAAAACTCCTGGCTCAAGCAAGTCACCCGGGAAGGACGCATCCACCACTCCTGTTCCCTTGCCACCAACACCGGACGCAATGCTCATCGTTCCCCTAATCTTGGTCAGGTATCCTCTGACCCTCGCTGTCGTGCTCTCTTCGGCCCTGGCGACGGTTTCGTGGAAGTGGGGGCTGATGCTTCGGGTCTGGAGCTTCGGATGCTCGGGCACTACCTCGCGTTCTTCGATTCCGGCCGGTTCGCCGACATCGTCGTCAACGGCGACATCCACCAGATCAACGCCGACGCCGCCTCCGCAGCCCTAGGCCAGGAGATCACCCGGAAGTCCGTCAAGACAATTACGTACGCCTTCCTCTATGGGGCAGGCGATGAGAAGCTCGGCCGCACCGTCAACCCCCTCCTGAAGGGGAAGGCCGCGGCCTCCTTCGGCAAGAAGGTCCGGGCCGCCTTCGTACAGGCCATCCCTGGCCTCGGGCCCCTCCTGGAGTCCGTTAAGGCTCGCTCCAAGAACGACACCCTCAAGGCCCTCGACGGTCGGATTCTCCACCTCCAGGGCAAACAACATGCCGCCCTGAACTACCTATTGCAGTCTGCCGGCGCCATCGTCTGCAAGAACTGGGTGGTGGAGAGCTACAAGGTGCTCGACCAGGAGCTGACGCTGGGCATGGATTATGTCCCCCTCGGCTTCATCCATGACGAGATCCAGGTCGCTGTAACCCCCGGCTGCGTGCCTCTCGTCAAGACCCTCCTCACCGGGGCCATCGTTGATGTTGGCCTCGACTTCAAACTGAACGTGCCGCTGGCCTCCGAGGCTAAGCATGGTTCCTCCTGGGCAGATTGTCACTGATATGAAACCATCCCCAGCACCGCGACCCCGACCAATCCGCCTAAGGGACTACTGCTTCTGTAAGGAATGCCAGCTAAGATTCCTCCTTGCTAACGCTCCTAAATGACCAAAAAACCAGACCTACTTCTCATCGACGCCGACACTCCGGCCTACACGGCCTGTCAGTCCTCCGAAGTGGAGGTCGAGCATGGGGACTGGCACATGGTCGCGTCGGACTTCCGGCAGGCCCAACGCCGCTTCGTCGACACCCTGAACCTCTGGAAGCAGCACTTCCAGTGCCCGGACGTTGAGCTCTTCTTCACCGGACGTGACAACTTCCGCAAGACGGTTGACCCCGAGTACAAGGGGCACCGCCTGAAGCGCAAGCCCTTAGGATTCTACCGCCTGGTCGAGTGGGCCTGCAGCGCATATCCTGCTCAGCTGGAGGAAGGCCTCGAAGCTGACGACCTCCTGGGCATGCGCTGCCACCAGACCGAGCTCAACGTCGTCCTGATCTCTGCCGACAAGGACCTTCGCCAGATCCAATGCCGCCAGTGGAACGGATCCGAAGAGGTCACCCCTACCCTCGCGGAGTGCGACTACTTCTTCTTCCAGCAGATCCTCACTGGTGACGCTGTAGACGGCTACAAGGGTTGCCCTGGAGTGGGAGCGGTCAAGGCCAAGGCTCTGCTTGATAAGACCCCCCGGGAGCTCTGGTGGGAGGCCATCGTGGATGCCTTTGTCAAGGCTGGGCTCACGGAAGCAGACGCTTTGCAGAATGCCCGCCTTGCACGCATCCTCCGCCCCGGTGAGTATGATTGGACAGCACGTACCCCCATTCTATGGACCCCCTCGTAGTCTCAGCCTGGGGCATGGCTGCCCTGATCATCATCCTCTTCCAAGATCCCAATGTCCCTGAGTACATCCAACTCCGACTGTCCCAGGCAGCCCTCTCTCTTCGAGGCCTCGGCCTACGAATCCGGCTTGGGTTCGGTCTCGCCCTGTCCCGACGCTCATTTCGAAACGACTGGCTCGGACGGCAACTTCGAGCTCGTGAACTCCGCTCCATCCAAAGAAACCCAGCCTACCGTGAGCTCTTCAACAATGACCACTCCTCAAAGTGACATTGACGCTACCCTGGCCGAGCGCGGAAAGCGCTATGGGGCCTTCACAGGCCATGCCCGGGTGACCCAGCGGCTGAAGGCTGTGGTGGAAGACGAGCTTGCCCAGAGGGGAAAGTTTCTTACTCCTGACCAGCAGGAAGCCATCGAGATGATCTTCCATAAACTAGGCCGTATCGTCAATGGAGATCCGAATTACGCTGACTCCTGGCATGACATTGCCGGTTATGCAAAGCTGGTCGAGGACCGTCTTAACAAGGAGCAAGCAGAATGATTGAAACCATCAAACCCAGGCCCATCTTCGAGCGCATCACTGACCTCTGCCAAGATCACGACAGGCGGGCCACCTACCTGGCTTACCGGCTGTACCTGGGGAGTTCGGAGTACAATGAGCTGCGGCTCTCGTACAACCTGCTCGATAACGCCCTGCTCAATCTGCTGCCCCCTCTCCATGGCTACGAGCAAGGCGCCTTACAGTTCATGGGCAAAGCCGTCTTCGTCCTGAAGGACATTCAATCCCATCTCGCCGTAGCTTGACCATGAGACGACCCAATGCCTTCGGAGTTGTTGAGCGGGTGCTCAATCTCTACGACGAATTAACTGAGGCCAAGCTCAAGGAGGCCCAGCTCGAGTTGAATGATAAGGGTGCAACCATCAGAGACCTACAGTTGTGTCTCAGGAAACTCGAAGCGCAGATTCGAGGTCATAATGATGCCTTACAGCAAAGCATTCACGAAAACTTTCAGCTTAAACAAAAGCATGAAAGGCAGCTTGCCCGCATCTGCGAATTACACCCTGAGGTTGTTGTTGAATGAGCCGCTCATCCATCGCCCCTGACATGACCCACACCCACGAGGCTCTCACCTGGAGGAGCGCCTTTGGAGTTGCCACCCCTGCTCCTGATACCGCCGGCTTCCAGCTGGAACTGATCGATGAGGAGTTCACCGAGTTTCTCGAGGCCAACGCCAAGACCGACGAAGCCCACACCCTCAAGGAGCTGGCCGATCTGGTCTTCACCTGCTACCAGTTCGCCGCGGCCAAGGGCTGGAACCTCGACCTCGCCCTCACCCGGGTTTTCGAGAGCAACATGAGTAAGCTTGACATCGACGGCAAGCCGATCCTTAATGAACAAGGGAAGGTGCAAAAGGGCCCAGGCTATTTCCAACCCTCACTGCTCGATCTGATCCCATGACCAAGCCTATCTCCAAGCTCATCTCTCGCACAGGCCGTGTGCAGTCCTGGGTCGACAACCCGGAAAACAGGCTGCCCGTCTCATGCACCGTCTTCGTGGTGGAAGACTCCATGGAGGGCCCAGATGGCATCGAGGCCTCATGGCGGTTCGTCTCCTATGCCCTCCGCAACGGGGC